AGATTAAAGAAAATAGCTTGTCCAATTTTTTTTAATTCAGATTAAAGAAAATAGCTTGTCCAATTTTTTTTAATTCAGATTAAAGAAAATAGCTTGTCCAATTTACTGCTGTTTATTTTGACATAATTCAGCGGTAATTATGTATCTATCAAATGGAGTTTTATCAATTGCCTCAATAAAATATATTGCTTCTTCATTATGTATAAAATCAATATATGCAACATTACATTCATTATATGATAATACTTTAACTTTAACAATATGACCCCAATCTTGTAAAAGTTCATAAAGTTCTGATTCAGTGGTATCTAAGGGAAGATCTGATAATTTAACTGTTGATAATTTACTCTTATCATAATTTCTAGGTTTATTATTTCTTATATAATCTCTTCTATCATTAACTGGCTTTTCATATTCCTGTTTAATGATAATTGGCTCTGTATTAATTACAACGGGCTCTTCTTTCTCTTTACCACATTTAATTGTGAGATGGTCCCCCCCACATTTTCTGCAAATAATTTTATTATTCATTTAATATTAAATGTTTATTTAATTTTAAATGGTTTAGCGTTATAGAATATATTTGATTTCAGCTGGTTTGAAACCATTAAATTTAGTTGCACATGCTGTTGTATAGGCTCCCATATTTTCAACATATATTGTATCATTAATAAATAATTCTGGCATCTCAACATCTGTTGCAATACAATCCAATGAATCACATGATGGCCCAAAAATAGTAGTTCGATATAATGGACCTTGTCTAAAAGTATTAATTTTAATCTCCGCTTTATCAGTAAGTATGTTATTAAATGTGCCATAAACACCTTCTGAAATATAATATATAAAAGTATCATGTACTTTTTTTTTATTAATAATTGTTGCAACAACAGTATATGCAGATTCTACAAAATATCGTCCTGGTTCTGCCATAAAATTTATATTAATATTATTATTGGTGTAATAAAATTTAATACTATTATTTATAGTATTAGCTGTATTTTTAAATAATATATCATCAGTTCCTGAAAATCCACCACCCACATTAATTATACTAAAATTATAATTTAATTCTTTTGCAATATCATATGCAATTTTTGTTTTATAAATTGCATATTCATATAAACTATATACAGTACATCTTGAACCAATGTGAAAACTACAACCAACCACATTTAAATTTAATAGTTTGGCATATGATAACATACATCTAACCTGTTCTACATCAATACCAAATTTTTTATTAAACTGTAATAATGATTTAGAATCATCAACTTTAATTCTAATTAATAATTTTGCATCATGATAATATGTTTTAATCTTATTTAATTCTTCGATAGAATCAAAAGTCATTAAATTAACATTTTTTGACCGTGCATATTTAAGATGTTCAATCATTTTAGAAGGATTTGCAAAAATAATTCTATTAGAGCGAATATCATTCTTTAATAATAATTTTAACTCGTCTTTAGAAGCACAATCAAAATTGATATTATGTTTATTTAATAAATATAAAATATTAATATTTGGATTACACTTAACTGCATAGAATGGTTCGACAATTGGTAATAATTGTTTCCATTGCTTTATCTTCTGAATTACATTATTACTATTATATATAATATAGGACTTTTTATTATTACTGTATTTAATAATATCTAGACATTTTTTAAACATATGAATAATATATATTAATAAATTCCTAAATCATTTATAGTACAACAAGTTTTTCGTGTCCAACTCTAATACTCGTATCAACATAACTAGTAATACCAGCTTTCTTTAAATTTAAAAAGAAAGCCATTTCATCAGATGGAATTTCTACAGCGTCTGGTTTAGTAGAATCGGTACTTGGAATAGTTTGTATATCTGCCCAAAATATTGGATATGATAATTTTTCCAAGACACCTTTTCTCGTTAATGTGAAACCAAGGCCAGTAAATGCAATTGGCATATATTTTGATAGAGCATTCTTTTTATAAGCTTCTAAAGCAGTAGGAGTCATATATTCAAATGATCCATTCTTTAGAAAATAATCAGTGTCCCATTTTTGACATGTACTATAATTTTTATTATCATTATGCATATATAATCCTGATGTAATATCGTGGGGTGATTCAAGTAATGTAAAGAAATCATCTGGTTTAAAAAGAATATCACTATCTAGAAACATTATAAAGTCATATTCAATTTTACCTTGAAAAGGTAATTGGTTAGCACCGCCTAATGCAGTATAACCTAACGATTTTGATCTGGCTAAAGAAAGACTTGAAGCAACACCTGGAGCTAAAACAATATTAATATTTTTTTTATAACACGCATCAATCAACATACTCCATGAAAGTAAAAAGTGAGAACTAAATGAATTACCGGGCAAACAAAATAAAATCTGCATTATATTTCTATATAACAATACTATTTTAAATAATTTTATAAAAAATGAATTAATTATTATTTAATCATAAAATAATAATTAATGATAATGGAAAATATATCTATCACCTTAAATTTAAATACAAATGATTATCCAATTTTAAATAATATTAATAAGGATGAATTAGACGAATTTATAATGAGAATATTTAATACTGGATATCATATTCATTTTCCAAAATATCAAATAACAGAACACAATCATATGATGTTAAAAATTAATGAATTGCAAGATAACATAAAGAATTTAAATATTGTAGAACATATTGAGTCATTAGATTCGTCATTAAATAAATTAATTGGATTATCAAGTAACTCAAATAAGAAAGGACATTTTGCAGAGAATATTTTAGAAAATATATTTGATACTAGATATGGCGATATTAAATTTGATAGAAAAAGCCAAACCGCACATTCAGGAGACGCCTGGTTAATCTTACCAGATAATACTATTATAATTCTTGAAAGCAAAAACTATAATACGACTGTTAATAAGGATGAAATTATAAAATTACAAAATGATATGATCGAACATCATATTAAATGGGGTATAATGATTAGTTTCAATTCACAAATTCAAGGAATGAAAGAATTGGACTATCACACATTTATCCATAATAATGAGACATATTCCATAGTAATGATATCAAACTTGTCATCATCTATTGCAAAATTAGATCTCGGATTACAAATTATTCGCAAGCTGATCGTGCAATTAAATGACGAATTAAATTTTCCATGGCTTGTAAATGATATTAATAGTTCTTTGGTGGAATTAAATAATATTATAAAAAAGAATTATCAATTAAGAGATCAGTATTATAATATGGAACGAGATATAATGAAATCTCTTTCATCTTATCATGTTAAATTAAGAGATTATCAATACGATATTGATCAAAAAATTATTCAGATTACATCTAAGATTACATCAACAATGATAAAATCAGATGCTATTCAGTTTAATAATCAAGACTTATTAAAAGTCCATACTGATAAAAAAATATTACCCCTCTTATCAAGACTCTTTGATATATTTAATGAAAAACATTGGGGAATTGAGGTTAAGGAATCTAATATGTGGAAGGTCTGTTTTAAAGATGAATATATTGCTGATGTCAAGATACAATTGAAGAAAATTATTATAAATATAATTAATAATGATCTGACAATTGCCTTAAATTTAGGAAAAGATAAAGAAAATATTAGAAATTTAGAATTAATAAAATTATTATAAGTTAATTATTATCAAATAATTTTCTAAATAAATATATATGAAAAAATTTACTTTAATATTATTTGTAGTAGCTTTTTGTATTTATATATATCATTGCAAACCAGAATTAGTATCACGAATAATAAATAAAGAAGGGTTTGGGAATTTAGACCTGGGTCTAATTAATGTACCTGCAGTTAATTTACCATTCAAACCTCATAATAATACTAATAATATTAATAATGTTGAATATGATAATAAATATTGGAATACTGATAATACTAACTATGGATTACTTGATAATGGTTTTATAGATAAAAAATATAGTGATATGATTAATAATAAAGAAATTGGAAATGATATTATTGATAAAACTCATGTAAATTATGATAATAATCCAAATGAAGAAAACAAACAAGAAGGATCTTACCCATATAAGACTTATTATTATAATAATAAAAATTATGATTTATTTGGAATTGGATCTAATCCTTATTATAATATCTACTTAATAATTTATGAAAGAGAATTAAATAAAGAAAATAAAATACATAATAATAAATTATATGAATATATTTTAATAAAGAAACAAGGAAATAATATAAATGTAATGCAAGTTTTCCAGCCTAGAAATAAAATAACAATGGGTGAATATATAACATTATCATTTGGACCATCCGAACTCAGCTATCTTTTAGTTAGCCCAATAAACTAATATAAAAATATTTAAAAATTTTTAAAAAAATTTCTAATTCTTTTTATATAATAATATGGATATAATATTTGTTGATGTTGTACTACTTTGCTTAGTCTTTGTAGGTGCATTAAATTGGGGCTTAGTCGCCTTCAACCAAAACCTTGTTAAATCTGTAGATTCAGTTTTAAATAAATTATTTGGCACTAAATTACCAATTGAAAATGGTCTATACATGGTTGTAGCTGCTTCTGCTGTATATTTAGTCCTAACTCGTTCTGCCTGGTTAGCTGATGCTGTTGCAAAACGCGTTTAAATAATTAAAACTCTTAAGGTTTTCAAAAAATTAACCAAGCTATTTCCATTTATCAATTAAAATACCTATTATTATATAATGACACATTTACAAACTAATCACTATGTTATTATGTTTTTTATAATGGTATTATCAGGTCTATTATCAACTATGAATGTATGGGTAGATAAAATAGATGATATAAGATTTAGTATAAATGACGCATATATGACACTACTCATGACAGGATGGATGTTTTTATTTATGGGATTAATTTATCAAGAAATTAATGGTTTTTTTATAGGGTTATCATTTATAATATTAAATATATGGTGTATTAGAAATCAATTTTTAATAACAGAAAAACAATATAAATTAGGTATGATACCACACCATTCAATGGCAGTTCATATGAGTAAGAAATTACTTGAAAAAGAAAATAACATATCACCTTTTGTTAAAAACATAATAAATACCCAAGAAGATGAGATATTAATTCTAAAAAGTAAAAAAAATTGATAAATATTATAATTAATAATAAATAATTATAATATTCATAATGCAGTATAATATTACTATTAATGAGACAAAATCAATCATACTAAATACTACTAAAAAAATAGATTACCATTATGATGGATCTAATACTATGATGATTAATGACTTGTTATTTTTGAATTTAAAAAATTGTAATCTGAATTATAATAATAAAAATATATTGATTGTTGGAAATGATAAAAAAATATTAGACTATATGAATAAATTACTATTTAATGATATTATCATGACAGATGATATTGAAAGAGTTAATTTCAATAATATTAATTGTATTATAAATATTACTAATGATATTAAAATGTCAAGAGTATTAGATATTAAATCATTTCAATATAATATACCTTTTTTTGATTGTAGTATCGATAATTATAAGTTTAATGTTCATACTGTTATCCCATTTATTACAGAATCAAGTTCAATAGAATCAATTTATCAAGAAAAATCATATCTATTATGTGTATTAACTAATTTTCCAACTGAATACGATCATACGATTAAATGGGCAATCGACTTGTTTGATAAAATGAATCATAATATCAACCTAATTAAATTTGCTTACAATATGTTTAACGAAAATTATAATACTAAGATTCAAAGTTTATTAAATACTATTGAAGATGAGACGTGGGAAGCAAAATGTAATAAACCAACACCAATAGTTTTTGATATTGATAATAAAGATCATATAGTTTTTATTTTCCAAACTATTAAATTATTTGATAAAACAATTTCAGAAAAAGATATTATAGAACAATTAGTTATAGATTTTAAAGAGTCTGATATTTCTTATGCTATTAAATTTAATAAATTTGATAATGATCATCTTCTGTGGATTCAATATGCCGCTAATTTAAGATGTGCTAATTATAATATCGTTAAATTAACATTAGATGATATTAAATATTCTTGTGGTATTATTAATATTCATGATGAATCTCGCGAGATTGCATATAATTTAATGATAGTTGAAATGATTAAATATTTTAATAATTATAAAGAATTATATAATTATAAAAATACATCGATTGATCTTGAGAAAAAGTCTATTGAACATTTTACACCAAATCCAGCAAAAGAAATTATTATTGGAAACATTCAGATGAATGCTTGGGCAAAACTAATCTATTGTAAAAATTCTACATTAAAAGAATTCAAGGAATATTATGAAGACTATTTTAAAACCACAATATCAATGATTCTTAATGGATCTAAAATGTTATATGTAGAATTTGTTGAATCTGATATTAGTAGAAAATTATTAGATATTGTTGATAATGGGGAATTTATTACAATGACTACAGATAATGAAGAAGATCTACCAGAAATACAAATTAAAATTTAACTATCACCAAGAGAATCGAAATCACCATCACCATCACCATCACCATCAGAAAAATCATCACTTGATCCAGAGTCTGATTTAGAAGATTTTTTTAACACTAACCACACTATTAAACCAATAACTACCAAAACGCCAAGTCCTATTAATGGCCACATCAATTCAGCAAGACCCTTAAATGGTGATTCTACTAAACCAGCAGCACCATCTAATATTTTTTTACCAGCATCACCACCAGCCGCTATAATACCAACTAACCCCGTACCAATATCAGCCAAATCGCCTTGTGATTTGGTGTCTTCAGACTTATAATATTTACTATTAACTTGGTGTAATACCTTATCTAATTTATTTAATACTTTATTACCAACTTTTAAATTATTAACCTGATTTACCAATGCCTTTGTAATATTCTCAGCAATTGCCTCTTGATGTATATCTTTAATAAATTTAGTTTTATTACCACTAAGTACTAGCTTATTACTAGCCCGTGCTGTTGATATTGCATTTGCTATATTTTCAGCACTTAATAAAGTTTCCATTATATTTTTAATATTATTTTCTGATTTACTTGTTACACTATTATCTATATTTATTTCTTCATTAACTTCATTTATAATAGTATTACTTGTTTGTGTATGAGAACCTCCGCCAATGATATTTTTAAGAACATCACCTGCAGTACTAATTGCATTATTGGCAACACCTGCAACATCTCCTGCAATTCCAGCTATAGTTTGTCCTATATTTGTACCATCCTTAGTTTTATTACTTATATCTGTCACATCACTAGTTGCTTTATCAATGATACTTGATATTTGTGTAGAAAAATCATTTGAAATACTAGCAATGTTTTCTTGCTTAACTGTATCATCTACAGTGACAGTAGATTTGGCATCCTGATTAATACCACTAATTCCACCATCTCCAACATCATTATTACTAATATCCAGATCATTATCAGCTTGAGCCATTGCAGATATGCTTGCTTTATTATTTTGTAATGCATTTGTCATCGCAGCATTAACCATATTATTTACCGAAGTTTCAAGTGTTGAATTATTAATTTTTTTACTTAATTTACTTGTATTCTTTGTTAAATTGTCAGTCTTACTACTACTACTACAATCACCAATACCAAGAAAACAGCCGCCAAAATGTTCTACATTCTTATTTGCTTTTTTATGAAATAAATTAAGTAAAAAAGATCTTTTTGGCTCACTATCAGTAGGTTTGTCATCATAATTAACCGGATGATAATTATTATCAATTTCATAATTATCAAACATAGGTTGAAGTTTTTGTTTATTATTATTTTTTAAACATTTATAACTCATTTATATATAATATAATAGAAAAAATTGATATAATTTATATTTAAAAATAACTAATCTAAATATATTTAAATGATGAAATTAACAAGTCCGTATCGTAATATCAAACAAAATACAAATATATCAATAGAGCCATATTATATGAATAGTGATATACGAAATAATATGAAAATTGTATTGAAAAAAAAAGTAGAAAAAAAATGTAATGAAAATGGTTATATTGATGAGGTTTATCGTATTATGAAATATGAGGATGGTGATCTTATTGCCGAAAATTTATCTGGGAATGTTATTTTTAATGTATCTTATCATTGTAAAATCTGCATACCCATTGAGAATACTATTATTATCGGTCATGTTAAAGTAATTAATCAGGAGGTGATAGTATGTATTAATGGGCCGATTATGATTTTTATTACAAAAGATAATATTGATACTAATATTTGGGAAATTTCAGATGGTTATATGCATAAACCAAAGAAAGAAAAATTAGTTGTTGGACAATATATTAAAATTCAAATCCTGAATAAGAATATAAATCAAGGAGATGTTCAAGTTAAGGCAATTGGTATAATGTTAGATTATGCGACACCGTCTGAATTAACTAAATATTATGGTAATATTGTAGAAGAAACACCTCTTAATGAGAATGTTGATGATACTGAAAATAGTTTTATAATCTAATTAAATGATTTGAAAATATCTTTTTCTAGATTTTCTAAATCAGTTCTAGAATAATTATTATTAACCCAATCATTAATATCCAGATCATATTTCTTTAAAAACGAATCTCTTAATTCTGTTATCTTACTACTAAAGTTTCTTATTATATTCTTAAATTTTAAACCATCGTATTTAATATATTTGATTAATTCATTAGCAATATTATCTATCTGAATATCAATATTTAGCATTCTTTGATAAACCCACCATATTGACCATACACCACAAAATCCATTGGGATCTCCTATTCTTTTACATTTATCTGATTCCAAATTTTCTAATATTTGGAATCCAATTGATGGCAAAAATTTACTAGGAGGGTAATATTGAATACCATTATCATATTGTTGAAATTTTAATTTTAATAATGAATCTAGTAAATTATTATTATAATTAAAACCAATTGGTGGATTTGACCCATTTGGCTCAAACCTTTCAATCGTCTTATTATCAACATCCCAAAATAGTATATTTGCGTGAGATCCATTTGACATTTCTATACCAATTGGTATCACTATATATTTCTTTTCTTTGATTTGTTTTTTTAAGATTTCATCAAAATAAGAAGGATAAAATAATTTTTGATAAGACCATATTATTTCAATATTAGAAAAATCTAATTTATAAGGAAAATCAGTTCCATTTGTTTTATAATATTCTTCTAATTTTTTATTAATTGTCAGTGGATAGTCTAATATTAACCCCAAATCAGGAAAATCTTTACTTAATGTCATTAGACCAAATAATATGTCTATTGGGAAACCAGTATAATAGCACGTATTCACAAATATCCCATTATCAAGTTTAAGATCTAAATTTATTAATTGGGGTAATGATCTTTTTTCTTTTATTATTATTTCCTTTATTTTATCTTTACAAATATCCTCAATATTTGTAAATTTTGATATTTTTCTCAATTTATCTAACAAATTATTAGCACAGAAATATTCCCAATCATCTTTTTGTTTTAATTTTTCCTTATTCTCTAACAATTGATTATAATATGATTCTACTATTAAATCGACATTCTTATTAATATCAATCGTGTTATTATTATTATCTTTAATAAAAAAATTTAATGGTTTGTTGATTAATATATTTTTATAGGTGTCTAATAAATTATTATTATAGAGTAATAATAAACAAGTCTCGCCATTATTGTTCATTATATTCATATCAGTATTTTTTATAAATAACTCTAAATATTTTGCATCAATATCATTAATGTTTTGTTCTAATAATATATGTAAGGGTGTTTCACCATTGTAATTAGTGTAATTATATTCTATCTTTATTGATTTCTTAAATAATATATCTAAAAAATCATAGGCCTTATCAATAAATATATAATGTAAAGCCATATTACCATAAAAATCTTGGCTATTAACATTAACGTGATCTAATAGATCATTAAATAGATTAATATTATTCATTATAACCGATTGATGTAATATGGTAAAACCATTTTCATTATCATTGTTATTCAGATCTATATTAGTATTTTGCAATAGCTTAATAGCATATTCATTCTGATAATTTAATGCAATTTGTAATAAAGTTTCATTCTTTGCTGACACTACATTCATTCTATAATTATTATCAATAAAATATTTTAACATTTCATTTCTATTATTCATAATAGTAAGAATAATGCAATTATTATTATCATTATCATTAATATAAGGATTTGCATCATTTTCTAATAAAATTTTAAATATGTTAAAATTATTAGATATTATTGAATAATGTAAAATAGTTAGTCCTATTTTATCCTTAATATCAAGTAAAGAAATTCCTACTAAATTTTTGTTATGCTCAATTAATAATTTTAATATTTCAGTATAATTAAATTTAACAATATTAAATAAAATTGTTCTATTATCATTATCAAGAACATCCAATCTAATATTTTTTTTCAAACACTCTTTTAATAAAATAATATTATTATAATTAACAATGTAATGAATTAAATAATTATTATGTTCATCTTTAATATTAAGATTCGATATTTTATTATCTTCAAGCATTTTAATCGCATTGCTTGTATCATTATTTTTAATTAAATTAAATATTATAATATTATCTTTATTACTAGGGTTTTCTATAATATTAATTAATTTGGTCATTAATATTATAAAGAAATTAAAATTTAGAATAAAAGGTCTAATGAACCTACTACAACCTTACGATAAAATATACTATAACCTGCTGTATAGCTTGGTCTAGTAATCTTAAATATATCACCAACTTTTCCCCCATAATATCTACACATAATATCAGTAGATAATATTCTTGATAATTCAGCTTCAGAATATTTAGATAACAATTCTTTCTTTTCATCAGCTTTCATAATTTCGTGCTTTGGAATAATATCTTTACTTGGAATATCTTCTAACATTTCTGATTCAAAGAAAAATTCAGCATTTTTATATTCGTGCATAATTTGTTTAACAACTTTTTTGAGTACTTCTTTAATAACAATAAATTTATGAATATCAATATTATTTGATAAATATTGATCTAATGGTGTGCCACTAACAATTGTTGTTAATTTTGCATTTATAATATAAATACCACATTTAGTTTTATCATTTAACACTAATTCAAAAGAAGTTTTTGTCTCCAAATCAGAAGCAAGTTTTTTATACTCATCCTCGCTTGAATTAATCATTTCTCTCCTTTCTAATAATTTTAATAAATTTTTTACAATTGTTTGATTAATTTCTTTATTGTTTAATTGTACATTGTATGACATTATAAATATACTAAGATTATAATCTTTAATATAATTATTTCATTTTTTCTAAAATTTTAATTAGTATCTGGCTCTTTACATATCAACATATTAAAAAAGTCATTATTGTATTTATTTATGATATCATTTTCACTAAAGTGTATCATATTTATTGCATTTACCAGAGTTTTTTTATTATTTATATTAATATGTATTAGTTTTATATTATCATATATATGTACATAATATAATCCTGAATTATTAATAATAATATATTTATTATCTTGTAATGTTATATTATTTGATTTTAAACAAGTAATATCATTAGAAAAAATATATTGACCAAATGTGTTATAGATATTTTTTATTTTATCTATAATTTTATTCATTATATTATATTATATTATATATAGATTATTATTTATATATATATTAAAAAAAAAGTATAAAAATTTTAAAATCTAAAGTATTATATAATAATGTCCAATAATGAGTCTGAAAATAACTATTCGGATAGCGATGATACAGTTGTAGGTATTGAAACTAATAATAATTCTGATAAAAATTATAAAAAATATAAGAAATATATAAAAAAAATAAAGAAACAAAGCAAATCGTTAATTACATTGCCATATGATAAATCAGTAAATGAATATAATCCTGATTATGACTATAGTAATGACAAATTAGTTCATTTTAATCCTTTTAATCTTCAAATTATAAAAGGCGATTGTGGTCCTATGGGTCAAGAAGGACCAAGAGGAAAGCAAGGAAAAGAAGGACCTCGTGGTCATATGGGATTACCTGGTAGAAGAGGCCATACTGGTAGAGAAGGCACAGATGGATGTGATGGCAAAAATGGTATTGATGGCAAAAATGGTGCTGATGGCAAAGATGGCGTTGATGGCAAAGATGGTGTTGATGGCAAAGATGGCGTTGATGGCAAAGATGGCGTTGATGGCAAAGATGGCGTTGATGTCAAAGATGGTGTTGA